CATCCAGTTCTTACTTTACAAAAAAAATTAGGAAGAACTTTACCTCCACCAAGCGATAAGATCACTCATTCTGATAGAGATATAAATACACAATCAGATCCTCTTGAACTTACAGGCCCACTCTATGATGATTTACAAAAACAAGTTAATGAATTTCAAATTGATGGATTAACATTAGATCAAGCTCTTAGACAATACATGAAAACACCACACTACAAAGAGAATATGGCGATTATAGAAGATGCAGATAGTCCATTAGATGTTCCTATGGCAGTTGATATGATTTGGTTTGGAGATAGTAGCAGAGGGATTAAGGGTATTATGTCTTTAAATAGACTGTATATAAGAGAAGCAACTGATAAGTTTATTGAAAACTTACCAGACGGTTCAACAGTACAAAACAAAGCAAGGTTAAAAAAACAAACACGAATTTTAGAGTATTATAAAAGAGGAAAGGAAGCCCAAGAAAAAACTGAATCTGGTGCTTTCAACTAATCATGGCTACTAACACTGCTGCATCTTTTACAAACCACACTGGTAATGGCACTGCTGGTCCTTTTAACATCTCCTTTGCTTACCTGGCAGAATCAGAAGTTGATGTAAGAGTAGGTGGTGTTCTTAAAAGTATTACTACTCATTACACCTTTAACAGCCCCACCCAAATAACATTTACCTCTGGTAATCATCCAACCAATGGAACCTCAATAGAATTTAGAAGAGATACAGATATATCTGCCAAGAAGGTAGATTTTACAGACGGTAGTGTTTTAACAGAGACAGATTTAGATAACAATAGTGATCAGATATTATTTGGTCTGCAAGAGTTTGTTGATATTGTTACCAACGATTTAGTGAAAAGAGATGGTAGTCAGACATTTACAGGGTCAGTAGTTTTTGAAGGTAGTGCTGATGATGCAAATGAAACAACACTATCGGTAACAAACCCTACTGCTGATAGAACTATTACTCTTCCTGACATCACAGGTACTGTAATAACTTCTGCTGATACAGGTACAGTTAACTCAACAATGATTACTAACGATACTATTGTTGATGCTGATATAAATTCTTCTGCAAATATTAATGGTAGTAAGTTATTAAATGATTCTGTTGGTCTTACAAAACTAGGTAGTGGTGCTTTACCAACAGATATAACTATTGCCAGTGCCAATATAGTGAATGGAACGATAGTTAATGAGGATATAGCTACTGGTACTTTAGATGGTAGATATTATACAGAAACGGAATTAGATGCTGGTCAGCTAGACAACAGATATTTTACCGAAACCGAACTAAATGCTGGTCAATTAGATAATAGGTATTACACAGAAGCAGAAGCAGATGCAAGATTCTATAACCTGGCGAGTGTTGAAGAGATACAGTCTGGTGAAACATGGACTTCTGCTGATAATAAGGTTGCCACCACAGCAGCTATAGATGCAAGGGTAATAGATCTTGTAGATGATGTCGGTGGTTTTGTACCTATTGCAAATGAAACAAGTTTTCCTAATGCCAACCCTGATATAAATAATGGTGCTGGTACTCTTGTCAGTGTGCCTTTAGCAAACAATATTACGTCTAATAGCAGTGGTGTTATTTCTATATCAAATGGAACGGTAGGAAACTCTACAGTTACTATTAATGGTGCTACAGCCAGTACAACTTTTACTCAAGGCTTTGGAATAATTGTTGAGACAACATCAACTCTTAATACTTATACATTCCATAGATATGTACCAAAGGCAACAGAGGTAACTACTGTTGCTGGCAGTATATCTAATGTTAATACCGTTGCAGGTGCTATCAGTAACGTAAATACCGTAGCTGGTATAAGTGGCAATGTAACCACAGTTGCAGGTATATCTTCCAATATCACCTCAGTTGCTAATGATGCAACAGATATAGGTAATGTCTCAGGTAGCATTGCAAACGTAAACACTACAGCAGAGTCTATATCTAACGTAAATACAGTTGCTGGTTCTATAAGCAACGTAAACACTGTTGCTGGTAATAACACTAATATCAATACTGTTGCTGGTATAAGTGGAAACGTCACAACCGTAGCTGGTATTAGTAGTAACGTAACAACAGTTGCTAATGATGGTACTGATATAGGTTTAGTTGCGGGATCTATTGCTAACGTCAATACAACAGCAGGGTCTATAGATAATGTAAATACAACTGCTGGTTCTATATCAAACGTAAATACAGTCGCTTCTAATATTACAAATGTAAATAATGCGTCAACATATCTAAATAACTTTTTAGCATTATACTTGGGGCAAGCTTCTTCTGATCCTACCCAGGATGCCTTGGGTGCATCAGTTACCGAAGGTGACTTATACTTTAATAGTGTAAGCAAACAGATACGAGTATTTAATGGGCAGGTCTTTCAAGGCATTGCTGAAAATACCGTAGAAGTTGCCAAATTTGCAAATGCAGCCTTTAATGCTTTATATACAGCATCAGCAGGTTCTAACTCTATTGATTTAGGTGGTCTTGCCATTTCAGGTGCAGTATTTTCAAATGAAGCCATTGCAACTACACGAGTATCCCTTGCCAAAGGATCTGGTACTTTTAACTTAGGAGGAATCTAATTTACCATGCCTGACCAACTACAACTAAGAGGTGGTACATCCTCTGAACATAATTCATTTACTGGTGCTGCCAGAGAAGTCACAGTAGATACTACAAAGAAAACAGTAGTGGTACATGACGGAAGTACTGCTGGTGGTACTCCTTTAATGAAGGAAGCTGGTCATAGTGGAGACGTAATATTTAATAATGTAACTGTAGGTAAAGGTGCAAACTCTCAATCTGGTAACACTGTTCTTGGGGAAAGTGCTTTAGATGCTAATACAAATGGTACTAATAATACTGCTATTGGTAAAAATTCTTTAACAGAAATTACAAGTGGTTATCAAAATGTTGGCGTAGGTAGTGGTGCTGGTGATTCAATTACAACTGCCAACTCTAACACTGCTATAGGTGCTGACTCCTTAACAGCAGTAACAACTCAAAGTGGTAATACTGCTATCGGTAAAGACGCACTAAAAGCTAACACACAAATATTAAATACTGCTGTTGGTAGTGATGCAGCAACATCTAATACCACTGGATCTAACATAGTAGCAATAGGTACTTTAGCTTTAACAGCAAATACAACTGGTTCGCAAAATAATGCTTTTGGGTATCAAGCTTTAACATCAAATACAACAGGTAATACTAACACAGCAGTTGGTCATGCTTCTTTATATGCTAATACAACTGGAACACAGAACACAGCTGTTGGTGCTAATGCTTTAGATGCAAATACTACTGCTAATCAGAATACAGCTTGTGGATATAATAGTCTTGGAATAAATACTACTGGTGCAGAAAATAGTGCTTTTGGTGATTCTGCATTATCCGCTAATACAACAGGAGATAGAAACACTGCTCTAGGTCGTGCTGCACTAAACTTTAATACCACAGGAGAATATAACGTAGGTGTTGGATATTCGGCTTTATATGCAAACACTACAGCAAGTAATAATACTGCCCTTGGTTATTATGCCTTGGTAGCAAACACAACTGGACCAGACAACGTAGCAGTTGGTAAAGATGCTTTAGCAGCAAACACAACAGGTGGCTATAACGTTGGTATCGGTAGACAAACTTTACTGTCTGCCACTACTGCTAGTTACAATACTGGTGTTGGTAATGGTGCTTTAAAAGTAACCACAACTGGTAGTTCTAACGTTGCTATGGGTGCTGCTGCTTTAGATAATAATACAACTGGATCTAACAACGTAGCAATAGGTACTAATGCACTTGATAATAGTACAACTGCAAGTAATAACACTGCGGTTGGTAAAAGTACTTTAGCAGTAAACACAACTGGAACTCAGAACGTAGCCATGGGTACTTTTGCTTTAAATGCTAATACTACAGCAAACTATAATACTGCTATTGGTTACACAGCAATGGGAGGTACGAATACTGGATCGGGAAACGTGGCTGTGGGAGCTTATGCTATGGAAGCAAACACAACTGGTGCAGACAATATTGGAATAGGAAATAAATCATTATTTACTAATCAGACAGGATCAAATAATGTAGCTATGGGTGTATCTGCTTTACGAAATAGCACTGGTGATGATAATACCGCAATAGGTCGTTCTGTTATGTTTGCGAACACATCTGGAACAAATAATGTCGGATTAGGAAAGGGTGTTTTAGCAGCAAACACAACAGCAAGCAACAACACTGGTGTCGGTACAAATGCTTTAGCAGCAAACACAACAGCAAATGATAATACCGCAGTTGGTAAAGAAGCTCTAGCTGCAAACACTACAGGAGGATTAAACACTGCTGTTGGTAATGAGACATTAGAATCAAACACAACTGGAGGATCTAACACCGCAGTAGGTGCTTTAGCTTTAGATGCGAATACTACTGCAAGTAACAATACTGCTGTTGGTTATGCCTCTTTAGGAGCAAACACAACTGGAGGAGACAACACAGTAGTCGGTACAGAAGCAGCTTACACTAATACTTCAGGAGCTAATATTACTGCTATTGGTAGGTCTGCCTTATATGCAAATACAACGGGTGCTAAAAATGTAGCAGTTGGAAGTCAAGCACTAAGAACGAACACTACAGCAGGTAATAATACAGCAGTAGGGTATGACGCTTTAGGAGACAACACTACAGGGAGTGCCAACGTAGCAATGGGTACTGATTCCTTAGATGCTAATACTACTGGAAGTAATAATGTAGGTATAGGTAACGGCTCTTTGGGAGCTAATACTACTGCTTCTAACAACACCGCTGTGGGTCACATAGCTTTAGTGTCCAATACAACAGGTGCTGGTCAGACTGCTTATGGTATGCAATCTATGCACTCTGCAACTACAGGTACTAATAATACTGGTATAGGAGTAAATGCACTATACGATCTAACTACTGGCAGCAACAATATAGGTTTAGGTGTTAGTGCTGGTAGATCAACAAGTCCCTCTGGAACTATAACCACAGGAAGCAATCAAATTTGTATTGGTAATAATAGTCATACTGATGCTTTTATAAAAATAGCATTTCAAACTGGTTCAGATAAAAGAGATAAAACCGATATAGAAAATTTTAATTTTGGTTTAGATTGGGTTAATAAAATGAGACCTGTTACATATCGTTGGGACAATAGAGAATGGTATGATGACGGCAAACCTGATGGATCTAAAAAAAGGCCACAAATCGAATTAGGTTTAATTGCACAAGAAGAATTAGAAATTGAAAAAGAATATGGTTTTGGGAAAACAAAAGAAGAAATGCTCATTTCTGGCATAAATCCAAATGGATCATATACTATGAAATATGACAGAATTGTTCCTGTTCTTATAAATGCTATAAAAGAATTATCCGCAAAAGTCACAGCCCTCGAAGCAGGGTAAACTAAAAACAAACCATTACACAAAAAGGTAATTATGGAAGAAAGAACCGCAGATGAAATCGCAGCAATCTTCTCTGCTGCCGGTGATAGCGTAACAGTTATCGACACCGCCAAAACATCAGATGAAACTGATGATGAATACAAAGACAAAATCAAGCGTAATGTAGAGCATCTTGAAATTATCAAGGCTTACAAGAAACTTGATGAAACTACTTCTATCTGGACATCCGAATCTTTTACAGCTATTGATGCTGCTATAACTAAAGGTAAAGCTGTTTATTCTTAAGTTATGACCAGACTAGAAGAACTACAACAAAGGCTACAACAACTTAGCCAGGAAAGATCGCAGCTATCTATTTCTTATAACCAGTTTACTGGTGCAATGATGGAGGTCGAACGTCAGATTGCTGAGGAGCAACAGAAGATCGAATCATCGCTGCCATCAGATACAGAGGCATCAACCCCACAAGAAGAAACAGCATCATCAACGTAAGGGGTGCTGTTAATTTAACTAAAACCTCTTTTATCATGTTCAATAAAATAGCTAACGTATTATCTATTATTTCATTCTTGATGGTATCGTCAATGTCTGTAGGTGCTTTTCTTGCAGTTCGTTACATGAAATCACCTGAATTTGAACGTAACCTGAAAAATAAAATTATGGGTGATCTGAAAGATAAAATGGTGGATGAAATACCAAAGCAGCTACCAAAATTTAGTGGGCCTTCTATACCTCTTTGATGGATATACCACAAATTGTTATACCAGAAATAGATATATCAACAATAAACATACCTCAACATAACGCTTATCAGGTACTTAGCGTCCCTCTGCCATCGCTAAAACTACCTGGATGTGTAAAGTATCATAGAGATGCCTCTCCAAAGAATACAGCCCTTTATAATGATGATCCAACAGGTACAGTTATAAGTTGTCCGTATGGTTCTATGCCTACATTTGAACCGATGTTATATGACAGGAGAAAAATAGAAATTGTAGAAACTAAACAGGAAGAAAAAAAAATAGCTAACAAAGAACAACCTAAGTATGAACAGAAAAAACCAAAGTTACCTGACAAGAAAGAAGAAGAGTTTTTTATAAAATGTCCTGGTGATAATGATCAGAGGGTAGGAGACTTTCGTAACGATAAAAAACTAGAACGTGTCGTGGGTCATAAACTGTCAGATGATGGTAAAGAGTGCATAACACTCTATGAAGATACAAAGTTTATCGACCAATACCTACCTTCGCCTAAAGCTGCTGCTACTGCTGCTGGTATTGCTCTGGTCGCTGCTACTACTCCACTTCTTGTTAATGCGGTAAAACCTTTAATA